AATAAATTCAGGCAATTCAAGGGAGAAAATAAATGGCAGAGCAATCATTCCCATTTGAAAACATAGACACCACAGAGTCTCAGTTTTCAGAGTGGGCAACTAACTTTCAAGAGACTGGGGTTCAAGGTTCACCCACTGGCACAGAGCTTGGAATTACGGTCACAGGCTCAGACCTCAACCTCACTATTGCGGCAGGCCAAGCCTTTATCCGAGGTCACTATTACATAAACACGGATGACCTAGTTCTTGCAGTGACATCAGCTGGCACTAACACACGCATTGACATTGTGGTGGTTGAGCTAGACCCAGAGGCCAACACGATCGTGACCAAGATTGTTTCAGGCACGGCAGTAGCCTCTGACCCAGTAGCACCCACGCTGACACAAAGCGCAACGGGTATCTACCAGCTCCCAATCGCCACGCTGACAATTCCAACCAGCACCGTAGCGATTACCGCTGGAATGTTGGTGGACACTAGAACCTTTATGGGCAACAGAATCGGTATCTGGACAACCGCAACACGCCCAGCTAATCCAACCGCTTACCAAACCCTTGGTTACAACACCACGATTGGTTCCCACGAATCTTGGAACGGCACGGCTTGGGTTGGATTCTTTGACCCGATAACCACCGAGGGTGACTTGGTAGTTGGTGACGGAACTGGTCAGGCTTCACGCTTAGGTGTGGGCGCAGATGACCAAGTGCTGACGGTGGTTGACGGCGCACCAGCTTGGGCAGACGGCGGCGCAGGTGGCAATTACTACAACATAACCGCAGGGGGAACTTACACCGTTTCCCTAGCGGCAGGGCTTTATGGTTATGCGTCAACTCAACCCGTTACTGTAGGTGGTGTATCACTCAGCGGTAATGGCTTAGCCAATTATCCAAGCACTATAACTCAAATAGTGGCTTTGGGAGGCATTACTTGGACGACTCGCACATCAGGGTTTGGGGCTAATGTTATCTATGGCGTGACTTACGGCGATGGGCTTTATGTTGCTGTCGGTGACGATGGAACTATGACTACCTCAACCGACGGAACTACTTGGACTACTCGCACATCAGGGTTTGGGACTACTCGTATCTATGGCGTGACTTACGGCGATGGGCTTTATGTTGCTGTCGGTGACGATGGAACTATGACTACCTCAACCGACGGAACTACTTGGACTACTCGCACATCAGGGTTTGGGGCTAATGTTATCCGTGGCGTGACTTACGGCGATGGGCTTTATGTTGCTGTCGGTGACGATGGAACTATGACTACCTCAACCGACGGAACTACTTGGACTACTCGGACATCAGGGTTTGGGACTACTCGTATCCGTGGCGTGACTTACGGCGATGGGCTTTATGTTGCTGTCGGTCGAGATGGAAAACTGACCACCTCAACTGATGGCACTACTTGGACTACTCGGACATCAGGGTTTGGGACTACTCATATCCGTGGCGTGACTTACGGCGATGGGCTTTATGTTGCTGGCGGTGACTCGGGAAAGCTCACCACCTCAACTGACGGGACTACTTGGACAACTCGGACATCAGGATTTGGGACTACTCGTATCTATGGCGTGACTTACGGCGATGGGCTTTATGTTGCTGGCGGTGACTCGGGAAAGCTCACCACCTCAACTGACGGGACTACTTGGACAACTCGGACATCAGGATTTGGGACTACTCGTATCTATGGCGTGACTTACGGCGATGGGCTTTATGTTGCTGGCGGTGACGATGGAACTATGACTACCTCAGAGTTTGAAGCTCTATACCTATCGCTAGAAATCAAATCACCAGTAACTACTTTGTCTTAAGAGAAAAGAGAAAACAATGACTCGCTACACTTTTGAAATTGACACCGATAACGCAATCAGAATCTGGGACAGCGAAAACCCAAACGATAGCGGCGCACCCTTTATGTTTCAGCCAGACTTTCCAGATACAACCCCTTGGGCAGATGCGGCTCAGGCAACTAATTGGGCAGAAGTGTTTATCGCTTCACTGGTAGACCCTGAAAGCGAGTTCGTGGCAGGTAACTCACCTGATACTCACCCAGCTATTCGCCCAGAGCCAGAACCAGAACCAGCGCCTGAGTAATGGAAACCTCAGAACCTCACGCTAGGGTCACTCTCCAAATGCTCTATTCAAAGCAACTGGAAAATGAACGCCTACTAATTGAACTCACAGCCAAACTTGGCTACTTGGACACGGTTCCTGAGCGGGTTGCTCAGCTAGAAATTCAGCAAGCCAAAAATGCTTGGATTGAGAAGATAGCTTGGGCCGCTTTAGTCGGTGCCGTGCTGGGAATTGTCAACCAACTGACGGGAACGCTATGAGCAAATACAAGCCAAAGAAACGGAAAGGCTAATGACTAAAAAGAAAAACACAATCAATGCTGAGTTTCGGGATTGGGACTTTGTGCCCGCTGATGAATTTTTGCCGCCGCAAAAAGCACCTACCCACATCATGGCTGAGCGTGAAAACATTCTGACGGTTGCCCAGCTACACCTCCCAGAGGGGATGACTAGGCACGAATACGCCCTCCAGCTGATGAAGCTCAACACTTCATTTGAAGTGGGCAGGACCATCAACCTTGTCTAGGTGGCAGCACCCGTTTCCTGAGAGCACTATCACCAGCCGCTTTGGGGTTACAGTCAGGCGAACTAACCCGCACAGGGGAACTGACTACGCACCTGGAGCTAATGCGCTTATTCCAGCCGTCACTGACGGAGAGTGCGTGGCTGTCCAGTGGTCTGATGTTCTTGGCTGGGTGATGATTCAAGCGGCTTCAACTGGGATTCATTACATTGGTTATTGTCACCTGTCTTGCAACGCTCACGGCATAAATTGTCAGGGGCCCTCAAAGCACACTGATGGCTCAACTTGTATGGTCAGACTGGCCCCAGGTCACATGCTAAAAAAGGGTGACCCAGCTGGGCGAATCGGGAACACAGGATCGGCAAGCCGTGGCGCACATTTGCACATCACGCTGAGCACATCCCTCAAGGGTGTGTTTTATGGCAAGGTGTATGACATAGCCAAATTCATCAACAAACAGCTGAAAAAGAAACCAGAGGTGTGCAAGTGTTGCAAAAGGCCGCTATAAAACGCATAGCAAAGACCGCCCTAGACGGGTTGTTTTTCCTAGGTGGTGAGGCCAAGACTGACTCTGATAACTGGAAGTTCAGACGGCGGCTAATTTACGGCGCTTACAGGCTGTCAGTTGCCATCATCCTGTTTGGGGCCCTGACCTTTTTCTGGGACACAGGCGTGAGTAATAACCTGGTCACTGGCGGCATAGCTTTGCTGACAATAATTGTGACCGCCTACACAGCCTCAGCAACCTTTGAGGACATCAAGAGAAATAACAGACAGGACCTAGAACCATGAAGATTTTTACCTTAGAATTTTGGAGCTACGCTGGCGAGAGAGCCATCAAGACATTTGCACAGGCGGCCATTGCGGCCCTTGGAGCTGGAAGTGTTGGTCTATTTAGCATTGACTACGCTGGACTGATTAGCGTTTCAGCTGGTGCCGCTTTGCTATCAGTGCTAACATCAATCGTGGCTAAATCCAAAGCCTAAATAATTAACACCCCATCACCGTGTAATGGCGTGGTGGGGTTGTCTCTTACCCCAACAAAAAAGACCCCTAGCCAATCGCTGGGGGTCTTTTTTTTGTGCCTAAATTATAGTTTCCTTTTCAGCTTCACACGCTCTCTGTGTGTTAGCCCGCCCCAAAGCCCGTGGGCCTCATTGTTAGCCATGGCATACTCAAGGCATAGCCGCTGGACAGGGCATTTGGCACAGAGTTTTCTGGCCACATTGTAAGCGGCCCCTATTCCTGGGGTCTCAGGCGGAAACCATGCCTCAGGATCGCTATCACGGCATCCAGGAATCACCCTAGACTCCTCAATGGCTTCATTTAGTTGGTTCCAAAGGTCTCTAGAGTAGCGGGTCTCAAACATTCCCGCACCCTGAGCAGAACTGATGCTGTCCTCGGCTAATAATCCATCCGTATTTCCAGCCAAGCTTCATCAACTCTGACATGCTCATGGGGATTTGTGGGGTTTGCTCGGTGAACATAGTGTGACACTTGGAACAGTTCATGTCCCAGATGCCCACATCATTTACTTTTATCAATGTCTTACCTTTCGTGTATGGTGAAATCATTACACATTGAAAGGACAACATGCAAATCCAAACAGCAAAGCACTTGGGAACCTTTGACAGCTCCCAGACAGAGTGGCATGAACTACGAAAGGGCAAGGTGGGCGGGTCCTTAGTTGGCACCATAGCCGGACTCAATAAGTGGGAGTCACCCTATACGGCTTGGGCGAAGTTCTCAGGGCACATTCCTGATCATGTACCAGACAGCCCACCAATGGAATGGGGCCGCAGACTTGAGGGCGTAGTGCTGGACAAGTTCGCAGATGAACACCCAGAGCTAACTATTCAGCGTGATGTTGGCACTTGGCAAAGTCTGGAGCACTCATTTCAGATTGCCAATGTTGATGGACTAGCCGTAGAAACTGACGGCACCCTAAGCGTGGTGGAAATCAAGACCGCAAAATACCCAGATGATTGGGCTGATGGGGTGCCTGATTATTACCTCACACAGGTCCAGTGGTACATGAGCACCCTTGGTCTGAAAAAGGCTTATGTGGCTGTCCTTATTGGCGGGTCTGACTATCGTGAGTTTGAGGTCAAGGCTGATGTGTTCCAGCAATCGGCAGACATGATGATGGTCGAGCAATTCCTAGAGTGTGTTGATGAAAACACAGCACCAGATTGGGATGGTTCAACCAGCACCTATGAAAGCGTGAGGCGGATGAACCCAAACATTCAGGATTCACAGGTTGAGTTAGGTGATGTTGGTGTTGATCTGGCCGCCGCACTAGAGGCAGAATCTAAAGCCAAGGCTGTGGCGCTTGCACTCAAGAGTGAGGTTATTGATACTATGGGAAATGCAAAGCGTGGAATGGTCAACGGCCAGCACATGTTTAGTCGGCAATCCAGAGGGTCTGGAACGCCGTTTTTAGTGACTAAGAAAGGGAACTAATGAACCCCCAAGAACTAACCATTGGTGACTTGGTTGATTTGACAATCAAGCGCCCAAATAATGAGAACACTTACATTGTGGGAGAGGTCCAAGGTGTCAGGTCCGATTACTTTATGCCTGACCAGGTGGCAATCCTGGTTGGCGGCATAGACATTTGGCTCACCATAACTGACCAGATTGAAGTGAGGTTGGCTGATGTCTGATTACAAGGGACCGCTGGACTATATCGATGTGGCTTCACGAATTGTAGAGTTTCGTGAAAAGTTCCCAGACGGAAATCTGGGGCAAGTCAGCCTAGAGTTCCTATCTGACTTTGGTGGCAAGGATTGGGTGGTTTACACAGCCGCCGCATACCGATCACCTGAGGACACTAACCCTGGCATTGGAACAGCGTGGGAGCCCGTACCAGGGCCAACCAGATTCACTAGGGACTCAGAGGTCCAGAACGCTGAGACAGCCGCCTGGGGCAGGGCTATGGTTGCGGCTCTTGCCGTAGACACAAAAAAGGGCGTGGCATCCTCTGAGGAAATCCGAAACAGACAACCAGAAACCCGTGACTGGTTAGCAGAGGCAACCAAAGCTGAAACAGTTGAGGTGTTGCGTGATGTTTTCAATCAGGCCAGACAGGCCAAAGCACCCAAGGAAACACTGACAGCAATGACGGC